GTAACAGACGAACAGGTAAGGGAAGTTATTAAACCTATGTTGGCTGATATGGAGGAACGTGTCAACTGGCTTCAGTCAATGCAAAAGTTAGATGTAAAAGACGGAGATATTGTTGTCTTGAGACATCTTGGCGTTTTATCTAAGGATTCAGCAAAAAAATTAAAAAAATTCGTAAGGAAAACGGTTTTAAGCTATGGTTTTGATGTCCATGTTGTGGTGCTTGAGGAAGGCATGGAGATTGGAGTGCTGACAAAAGGAGAAACAAATAATGAGTCCTAATAATTTTAAAAGCGAACATGCGACTGATTGTGCATCAATGGATGAGAAGCCCCGCACAACAGCGTCAGAGAATGTAGACAGGTGGTATGGAGATATGGAGGACTTAGAAGTTGGTTTAAATTTTATCATGAATATATCCTTAGGCAGTGAGAATAGATAGTGGAAACTATAAAGATAACATTCAATAAAGCAGTAGTCACACACCGATATGTTAATGGTAAGGTTGTTAGTGAATTAGCATGGGAAAAACAAGTTGACCGCACTAAGAGTCCATTTATAAAAATAGAAAATAATATTGAAAAGGAGAGCAAATGAGCAAAGGAAATAGACTAAGAGATATAAGGAAAAATGAAATGCCGTTTAAGCAAATGCAACCAGGCCAACAAGTCCAAGTCGATTTAAAGGATGCTACGCAGCAGGTCTGTGAATGTGGATGTAAGTATTTTGAGCCCGCCGTTACACTTTACAAGGTCTCTGCAATAACATCACCTAACGGCCAGGAGCTAATGGCACAGCAGCCGGTTTTAATTTGTAAGGATTGTCGGAAACCTTTTGGAGAGAAGGAAGTTAAAGATGGAAAATGATATTTTCGATATGAAGCTACACGAAGTACGGGATATAGCACTAAGTCAGGCAGATTATCCCAATAGCCCATTAGTAAAAGTAATCAGAGTTCCCGGCTACTGGATTTACTTATTTCCAGAAGGGATAGTGCGTATTCCATTTTATGAAAAAGTAGAAAGCAGAAAAAAACCTTTCGGAGATATGAAAAGATATGAGTTTGAACAAGAGATTGATGGTTCGTCAATCGAGGAAGATCCTCAGGGTAAATGGGTAAAGTGGAAGGATATAGCTCCTCTTGAAAAAGATGCAATGCGATATAGATGGCTTAGAAAGAAATATGGAATGGGATTAGAGACATATTTGGCTGAAGGTATTTGCACCGAAAATGAACTTGACGAATATATTGATGAACACAGGTAGAATGAAAGGAGAAACATGGATAAAGAAGTTAAAATAATTGATAAAACGCAAACCGTTTTGGAAAGTATCTTTAAGGATATAATAACATTTTCTTTCTTAATTTTTTGTATTTGGCTAAGTCAAGACAGCAAATGGTGGACTTTTCTAACAGGGACATTATTTTTGGTAGGGTTCTTTGCAAAGGTTGCAGATATGCTTAAAAAGGGAACTACAATTTTTAAATCTAAGAAAGAATTGCTTGAATGGGCTAACTCACTTGAATGGCCGGAAAAGTGAAAGCATCTAAAGACCGTGCTACTGCTTATGCCCGGGCTGTTATTGACGGGAAGGTTTTAGCGGGTCCATTTGTTAGAGCTACGTGCCAAAGACATTTAAATGATTTGGATAATGCAGAAAGAAGAGGGTATGATTATGATGAATTTAAGGCTTCAGAAGCAATAGCATTTTTTGAGACAATACTCGTTTTAAATGGTGGACAATACGAGGGTAAACCGTTTTTATTGTTAGATTGGGAGGACTTTATTATAGGGTCTATTTACGGGTGGCAAAAAATACCTGATAATTGTAAAAGAATTAAAAGGCCCATAAAAACAAAAGAAGATAAAAAGAAAAACCCATTAATGTGGATAAACAACAAGACTAACAAGGAAGTGCGGACATATAGGCGTTTTCATGTAGCATATTGTGAAGCCGCAAAAGGTTGCGGAAAATCGCCAGTCGCGGCAGGAATTGGGATTAAAGGTCTTGTTGCGGATGGTGAGCCGAGGGCGGAAATTTATTGCGCAGCCACATATCAGGCACAAGCAATGGTACTTTTTCGTGATGCAGTAGCCTTTTATGATCAGAGCCCAGAGCTACAATCTCGTCTCACATCATCGGGAACCGGAGAAAAGCGTTGGAATCTTTCATATCTTGAAGCAGGTTCATTCTTTCGTGTTATCTCAAGTGAGCGGAAAGGGCAATCAGGTCCAAGACCAAGTGTTGTTTTGTTAGATGAAGTACACGAATTTTCAGATGGTACTATAATTGAACTCCTCCGCGCTGGATTTAAGTTCAGACGTGAACCCCTTAGTTTTATGATTACAAACTCTGGCTTCGACAAAACTTCTGTCTGTTGGGAATATCACGACATGGGTGTAAAGGTAGCAACGGGGGCATTAGAAAATGATGAGTTCTTTTCCTATATCTGCACATTAGACGATGAGGACATGGTTGATGATAAATACCTTGAAGATGAAAGTTTGTGGCCGAAAGTTAATCCTTCCTTGGAATATGGCCTTCCAGGGTATGATTATATCCGGGGACAGATAGCAGAAGCCAAGGGAATGCCGTCTAAAATGGCTACAGTCAAGCGCCTTTGTTTTTGCCAATGGACGGATGCTGAGAATCCCTGGATAAGTTCTGAAATATGGATACCCTGCCGTGATACTGACTTTGATGACTCTTTACTTGTAGGTCGGAGGTGTTGGGGTGGTTTAGATTTATCCGCAGTCAATGACCTCACTTCATTTGCGCTTATGTTTGCACCGTCAGCTAATGATCCGATGTGGAGATTGAAAGCATGGTTTTGGCTACCAGGTGAAGGCCTAATAAGGAAAGCAGAAACAGACCATGTACCATATGATGTATGGGAAAAACAGGGGTATATATTTACCTCGAAGGGAAGTGCAATCAGCAAGACACAGGTTATCCGCTTTATCAACGATGAGACAGAAAAATATGACCTGGTTGGCGTAGCGTATGACCGTAACCGAATGAAAGACCTTATTGAATTTGCAGAGAAAGATAGCATAGAATTAGCGATCGGAAAGTGGGTTAAAGAGAAAAGGGTGTGGGATTTTGGCGGACAGGCTGGAATTAAAATGATGCCGTTTGGTCAGGAGGCCAGGAGTATGTCGCCGGCGATTGATAAATTTGAGACATATTTATTACAAAAACAGGTTAGACATGATGGAAACCCCTGTTTGTTCTGGAATGCGTCTAATGTTGTAGTTGATGCTGATGATAGCGGGTATCGAAAGATGTCAAAAAGGAAATCAGTGGGTCGTATTGATGGGATCGTAGCTTCTGTCATGGCATGTGGAATTTTAGACGACACCCAGGCAATATCAATCTACGAGGGGATGTCGAAAAAACAAATAGAGAAAAGATTGGCGTTATAAATAAGGAGAGTTAAGATTATGGAAAATGAAATTGAACTTGAAAAAATGAAATTTATTGCTATTAGTTATTTAAGTAAAGAATTATGGAAGGAGTTTATAGCGCTTAACGAGCCCTCTATCCATATAATTATGGATATGCTCAGTGAAGAGGTCATATTTAGATTGACGCACAAGGTAGCTGCCCGGAAAGAGGGAGAATATTCGTTTAAATGGTATACTTCATGGTGGCAGGAATTACGATCTAAGATATTGCCGTCATGGTGGGTGGAAAGATACCCGAGCGTGATGGAAGTTAAAAAGACAGTTAATGTAATTGCTGCATACCCATCCATAAAAATTGGTGATGTTGAGCATAAAGCACATATAGATTTTGCATAGAAAGGGGAGCTATGGATATCAAAATAATCAAAGAAACTAAGGCACAATGTGAATTAGAGATAAGGGCTATTTTAGCAATGTTTGAGAAACAAACAGGGCTTGTAGTGTCAGATATTGGAATTGATAGGCAGTTTACTGAGATAGGCTGTACATCTAACATAACAATCGTAATGGATGTAAGACTTCCAGATTAAATATACGGAAAGGAGAGAATAATGGATCAACCGAAACATAACAAGCGAGATCAACCTGATAAGAAAATAAAACCTCCGGATTTTGATGTAGTTACTGAAGGATATAGCTGGGGGAAAAGGTGGCGAATGAAATCTAAATGTGAAAGAGGTATTCATAATTTTGTACCACGCTATGATGAAATAGAAATGGATAGAGGTTCAATGGAGATTTCCCATGTTTCCTTAGGAGACCTTCGAGAATTATTCATCAGGCGGGTTTATGTCTATGATATATGCAGGCGTTGTGGAAAGACTATAAAAAGGGAGGGATTAAATGAATAATGAAGATGGCGGGTTTTTAGTTAAAAAAGAGGATATGCCTAAAATTATCAATGGAGCTATGGATTTTTCTAATAAGCTATTGGCGTTATTTGCCTTTAGGCTATCATGTGAATCTAAAGGTAAAATAGGAGA